AAACTAACGGGTAAAGCAGCGCAATATTTTGCAAATGCTTTCAGGAGTAACTCCGCAGCCTAACTCTCCTTTCTATAGTGGTGCAGTAAAATATTTTGCTAACCCACTAACTAAGGAGTACCGGTGAACAAGGAGGCTTTAGCAAAGTTAGTAACAGAGTATGGCGATGCAATTATCACATACCGAAGTGAAAACTCCAAAAAACTAAAATACAATGTATGCACATTAGATTTTAGTACCCCGTATATTCAAGACAAAAAGAATAGGGCAAAAGGGTCTGAAGGGACTCTTTTGCTTTTTTGTTGGGATACAGATTCATATAGACTTTTAAAGCCTGAGAATGTTACAAGTGTAGTACCTCTCTCTTCCGTTTTGCAAAATAGGAAGTAGTAATGGAATTATACGAAGCGCCTCCTGTTTATGAAAAAGTTATTCATGAAAACGCAGAAAAACAAACTCAAATAAGACTTACTATCAACCCTTTCCGAGGAATAGAATATCTACATCTACGAGAGTACTACATGGACTTTGAAGAAGAGTGGAAGCCTACACCGAAAGGTGTTGCAATGGAACTAGACTTCAATAACTCAAGAGAAATGTTTTCTGGATTAGTGGAGATACTCTCTCTTGCAGAATCAAAGTCCGTTCTCGAAGATCATTTTAAAGATTTTATTGACGATATCTATAAATAGTTCTTGACTTTATTCCTGAATTTCCGTATAATATAGGTTCTATTCAGTGAGAGAACTATGAAAGAATTTTTGGATCATGCAGCAGACCAGTACTACAATGGTACGCCAATTATATCTGATGCAGAATTCGACAAACTCGCACAGATACACAACTACAGCAGTGTAGGCTACAGTGTAACTGATGGTACTCCTCACTATTTTCAAATGTATTCTCTGCAGAAGTTCTTTTCTGTAGAAGATTGCCCTGCCAGCAGCAATGATGAAGGCTACCTCGGTAGCCCTAAGTTGGACGGAGCAGCCATATCTATTCTTTATGTAGACGGAAAGTTTCAACACGCACTTACGAGAGGCGATGGTAAACTTGGACGAGACATAAGCGATAAAATCCAACATATTGTACCTGATAGAATACTTACCAATCACAGAACAGTTCAAATTACTGGCGAAGTTGTTGCTCCCAAAGAGTTACCAAACGCAAGAAACTTGGCAGCGGGGTCGCTAAATCTCAAAGATGTAGACGAGTTTCTTACTCGACCTTTGAAGTTTGTGGCGTATGACGCTCAGCCAAACCTGCACGCTCTTTGGTCAATGAGTTTAAAACAGCTTTCCAAGCTAGGCTTTGACGTTGTTCTCGGTGAAGATTGGGCAGAAATCTATCCTACCGATGGAGAAGTATATCGTATAAATAGATATGAAAACTTTGAGAAGATGGGATACACAGCCCATCATCCTCGTGGGGCTTTTGCTCTTAAAGAGCAGAAGGAGGGAGTAGTAACTAAACTACTCGATGTAAAGTGGCAAGTTGGCAAGAGCGGTGTAGTGAGTCCAGTAGCAATTCTTGAGCCTGTGCTCATAGGAGAAGCTTTGGTATCTCGTGCTACTCTTCACAATATCGAATATATCCAAGGTCTCGGACTTGAGATCGGATGCTCAGTAGAAGTGATCCGGAGTGGTGAAATTATACCCCGAATTTTGCGACGAGTTGAGAAAAAATAATTCTTGACAAACATCCCAAATTTTAGTAAAATATACGTTCAATTTCAAAGGAGCCTTTTGTGTTACAGATTCAAGCACCTACCAACTGTCCCAGTTGTAATTCAGTACTTGAATGGGTAAACCACATTCTTTATTGCCGCAATACTCTTTGCGGAGACCAATCCTCTAAGAAGATAGAGCACTTTGCCAAGACACTTAAAATTAAGGGTCTTGGTCCTGCTGCAATTGAAAAGTTGCAACTCGAAGTAGTAGATGAAATCTACACTCTTTCCGAAGCAGAGACTGTCGAGAGACTTGGTTCACAAAAGCTTGCTGAGAAATTGTATGTAGAAATTAAGAACTCTGAGCTTGCACCACTGAACGCACTACTACCAGCATTTAGTATTCGTTTGATTGGCAAGACAGCAACCGACAAACTATCAACAGTATGCAGTTCCATAGATGATATAACAGAGGATAGTTGTAAAGAAGCAGGTCTCGGTCAAATAGCGACTGGCTCTCTTCTCACTTGGTTAGAGGAAGAATATCCTTTTATTGATCTTCCTCATGACTGGAAGTTTATTAAGCCTGAGAAGAAAGTATCCGTAGGTGTAGTTTGTATTAGTGGTAAGTTAAAGAGTTATAAAACCAAGGCTCAAGCCGCTCAAGTATTGCAAGAGTGTGGCTATACAATCAAAGATAGTGTCACTAAAGACGTAACAATACTCGTCAATGAAAGTGGTGTTGAGTCCCAAAAAACACAAAAGGCCAGAGAAGCTGGCGTAACTATAGTCGAAAATCTAGTAGATTTTTTAGGAGAAAAACATGGCATTGCCTAAGTGGACTGAAGAGCGTACCAATGAACTTACTGAGTTCGTTGGAGATGAAGCTCCCATATCTCAAGGAACTGTTGCAGAAGCAGCAGAGCAACTTGAAACCTCAACCCGTTCAATCTCTAGCAAATTGCGAAAGATGGGTTATGAAGTAGAATTAGCGTCTACCGCTACTACACGAACTTTTTCGGAAGACCAAGAGGCAACTCTTGCAGCTTTCGTATCAGACAACAGCGGCGAGTATACTTACACTCAAATCGCTGAGCACTTTGAAAATGGTGCATTCTCTGCCAAGTCAATCCAAGGAAAGATTCTTTCTATGGAATTGACCGATCACGTCAAGCCTGCTCCCAAAGTAGAAGCAGTGCGAACCTACTCTCCAGAGGAAGAAGACACCTTTGTTGAGATGGTAAATGACGGAGCATTTGTTGAGCAAATCGCAGACGCTCTTGATCGAAGCGTAAACTCAGTACGAGGCAAGGCTCTTAGCCTCCTTCGTTCTGGTGATATTGATGCGATTCCGCGTCAAGAGTTTACAAAAGGAACTTCCAAAGAAGATCCTTTGGCAGATTTGGGCGACGTGTCAGAAATGACTGTCGACACAATAGCAGACGCTATTGGCAAAACTCCTCGTGGAGTTAAGACGATGCTAACGCGTCGTGGCCTTATCGCGGCTGACTATGACGGTGCTGCAAAGCAAGCAAAAGCAGCAGGTTAATTTAGGCGGGGAAACCCGCCTTATCTTCGGGGGAAGAGTTGAACATCGCAAGTGCGTTAATAAAGCAGGTTATAGCTCTGCAGGATTTTGATACCTGGAGTTCTGTACGCCGAGATTATTTACCAACCGAGTATCATAGTTTATTTTCTATAATAGACAAACATACTACGACGTATCACTCTCTTCCCACCTTTGAAGAGTTAAAGTTTTCTATTCGTGATTCAAAGTCTCTTGAAAAGCTCTATGCTATTGAGACAGTACAAGTTGAGGCGGATGCTTCAATGCTTCTTGAGTATCTCAAGAACGAGTACACTCAAAAAGAGATACTTGATTCACTAGAAACTTATATTGATAATTCTGTAGCTTTTGAAAATGCAGAAGAATCAGTAACCCACCTGCATCAAATTGTTCTCGATGTCGAGAAGAAAGTTGATTTGCAACCGCCTCAGGAGAGTATGCAACGTATCTCTCTATTTGAGGATGATGAAGAGATTTCCAGATATCTTGCTCTGGGCTTAAATGAGAACTATGATCGTGAGATTCGGTTCTCTCCAAAAGACCTTGTGTTGATTGGTGGTCGACGAGGTGCTGGTAAATCTCTGACTTGTGCTAATATTGCTCACAATGTGTTTGAAAGTGGTAGGTCTGCGATGTATTTTACCATCGAGATGGACTCTATCCAGACTCTGCAAAGAGTCTGTTCAATCGCAACGGGGATACCATTCTCAAGACTTAGAACTAAAAATCTAAGTATTCAAGAATGGGAACTTGTAACTGGCTGGTTTGCTAGTCGTTTTGAAAACAGTAACGGAATTTTTGAAGAATACAAGGAACACCGAAACTTTGAAGACTTTCATCATAAACTTACAACAACCTGTGGGCTTCTCCCGACCCAACAAGTAGATGTAATTTATGATCCAGCTTTGACGCTTGCAAAGATCAAAGCAGAAATGGACAAAAAAGTGAAAGCTCTCGATGTTGCAGTAGTTCTTGTAGACTACATAAACCAAGTGAAGCGTTCAGCTATTCCATCTCGCATGGGACAGTACGACTGGACAGAACAAATAGAAGTGAGTAAGGCACTAAAGAGTATGGCACAAGAGTATGAATGTACTGTTGTGACTCCATACCAGACAGACGCTAGCGGTGAAGCGCGTTTTGCGAAAGGTATACTTGATGCTGCAGATGCTGCGTATGCTCTTGAGACTTATGACCAAGAAGATGCGTGTATCACATTCAATTGTACTAAAATGCGTTCAGCCGCTATGCGATCTTTCTCTTCCACAGTCAATTGGGAAACTATGAAGATTGGTCCAGAAAGTGCAATGACTCCGAAAGAAAGAGAGGAGTCAGAGCATAAGACAGGAGAAGATATAGATGATATCTAGAAGCGACCTGCCTCAGCTCAGTGTAGAACTACTAGAAGAAAGAAAAATTCCTTATGAGTATCTCAAACTTACTCTATCGAGTATAAAGCCTATCCAGAGTGATCGGCTTCCTTTTGATGATAATAGATATCTTGAAAGATATGTAAAAATTGTAAATGATGCCTATAAACCTCTTGTTATAGATAAAGACTTTTATCTGATAGATGGACACCATCGTTACGATATTATGAAACGTATGGAGTTTCTTGAAGTTGTAAGAGTTTTACAGTGTGGAATTAGTTATCAAACAGTTATAGAACTTTTCAAAAAATAATTCTTGACTTTTTAATCTCAAGTTGATATAATACGCATATGAAAAACAGGGGCAATTCTGCCTCTGTTCTTCGTTCATCTTACTCTGTAAGACGGAAGTAGACAATTTTTGTTGAAGGAACGCAGACCTTTAGGAGAAATGTTATGACTACTATATACAGAGGCGTTAGAGCGCAGACGCATATTTCAGAAAACATTGACAAAAGACCCACACGTGGTGTCTATAGAGGTGTCAAGTGGCAGTCTGAGGATGCACAGCCAGCTCCAAAAATGACTCGCGGTACATACCGAGGAGTCAAGTGGGGCAACTAAGCCGATAGTCCCGACAGAAGGGAAGCACTGGCTTCCCTTCACCCTTCCTTAAAAATACTTCTTGACATTTTTGCTCAAACCCGGTATAATGTATGTTCTCATTTCGGAGGAAACTATGTTTATACAAGGCAATCTAAATTATACCTACTCAGGTAGAAAGAAAAATACTCAGAAAGTCAAGAAAGTTCAAAAGACTTTCATACCTCTCAATCCCAAAAAACATCATCAGTTTAGTCCAATATGGTGGGAACAAAAGAAAAATGAACCAAAGTCTAAGGAATTTTTGCCTTGGACAGATCCAAACTGTCAACTCTACAAGAAAAATATCAGTAGTAAGTATACAGTCAGTGTGCCTTATAACAAAGGTGCGTATCAAGTAATTTCTAAAGAGGATGTAAAACACATTGGAAAGTAGTATAACATATCAAGCTGTAAAAGCTCTACAGGCCCAGCTTCAAGCTGCATACTCTCGAATTGCAGCATTAACTTCTGAAGTCGACATATATAAGAAAAAATATCGAGACGCTATAGATAATAATGAGTACAAAGAAAAGTACCGAAGCTTAAGAGATCATCAACACGATATTTTGGAGAAAGATTTCAAGAGACGACAAAAGTCTTTAACTGAACTAAACTATGATGGTGACGAAGACTAGTATGCCAAAACTTATCACAAAACGAATGGAACAACTAGAGCTTTTCAAAAAAGAACTACCTTCAGCAGTAGATGATGCTGCTGCGGTAATGTCACAGCAATTGGAACTATTAAATTCTGAGTATCAAATCAGAGGCAGCGAGGATCTTAGATTTAGAGAGGATGCGCCTATTACTTGGAAAGAAGTAGTAAAAGACCCTGAGTCAGTATTTACATTAGTCTGTCTCGTAGTAGTACTATTATTAATGATATTTTGGTAATGAACGTAGAAGAACTATTACAATCAAGAGGTATATCGTACATACCAAAAGGAAAAGACTTCGTAGTACGTTGTCTTAATCCTGACCATGACGATAAGAACCCAAGTATGAGAATCGATCAGATTGATGGTCGATTCAACTGCTTTGCCTGTGAGTATAAAGGCAATCTTTTTTCTTTATATGGAGAAAAGTTTGGCGGCTTACAGGTAAAGAGAGATATAGTGACTAAAAAGATAAAAGAAAAACGAGCAGAAAGTATTGGACTAACCTTTCCTACAAACTATATGCCTTATGTCGGTAACTGGAGAAATATATCTCCAAAGACATATGCGAAGTTCGAAGCCTTTGAGCATACAGGAAAAGATTACACTAGTCGAATAAACTTTCCGATAAGAGATATTTCTGGAAAGATAGTAGCTTTTCAAGGCAGACATACAGGTGGAGATACTCCAAAGTATCTATTTACTCCACCTGGTGCCAATTTGCCTCTTTTTCCACAAGTATCTCCTCGTCAGGGAGATATTATCCTAGTAGAAGGCATATTTGATATGCTAAATCTACATGACAAAGGAATACAGAATGCTGTATGTTGTTTTGGTACAAACAATATCAATGAAGACAAGCTTGCAATACTGAGTATGCAAGGTGTAAGTAGAGTTACTATCTTCTTTGATGGAGATGAAGCAGGACAGAAAGCAGCCATAAATGTGAAAGTGATGAGCGAAAAAATTGGTTTTCGCGTCCGGAATATTGAGTTGAAAGACTTAGACCCCGGAGCACTTACAGAAACTCAAATCCGTAAACTGGAGAGTAAATTATATGCCTAAAGTTGCATTAGTAGAAACTAAACCAAGCCGCACTAACTTCTCAAAAGAGTTTGATGGTGCATTTGAATTTGATCAGTACCAGTTATGTTCTGATCCGAGTATAAAGAAAGTATTAAAGAAAGATTGTGATATTTCAATCGACACGGGGTTGTACGATTGGGTAGTTCTAGTAGGTGCAGATGCGCTGAAGTACTTCACAAAAATCAATTCAGTTACAGAATACTCTGGCAAGAAAGTAGAGGATAAGTTCTTGCCTGTAATAAATCCTGCAATGCTTGCCTTCAAGCCAGAAGCTCGCAGAACGTGGGATGACTCTAAAACAAATATTATTGCTTACATCAATGGCGAGATAGAAGATATAGTTATTGATGAAAGCATTGCCAAAGGTACACAAGATACCGAAGTAGCAAAAGAATGGATTCGTGGAGCTTTAGCTCACACCGGAGATTATATCGCACTTGACTCAGAAACAAGCGGCTTATACCCTCGCAACGGTCATATGATTGGTATCTCTATGTCCTACAATGGCGAAGACGGTATCTATATTGATACAGATTGCTTTGATGAAGAAATAGAAAAGATGCTTCATGAGCTATTTCTAAAGAGACGAGTAATCTTCCACAATGCCAAGTTTGATATGGCTTTCTTTGAGTATCACTTTGGTTTTGAGTTTCCCAACTTTGAAGACACAATGTTGCTCCATTACCTCATAGACGAGAATCCCGGAGGGCATGGTCTGAAGCAACTCTCACTGAAGTTTACACCCTATGGTGATTATGAAAAACCAATGTACGATTGGATTGACCAGTACAAAAGATCCAATGGGCTAAATCAAAGTAACTTTGCTTGGGACATGATTCCCTTTGATATTATGAAAACCTATGCAGCAATGGATGCTGTATGTACTTTTCTGCTTTACCAAAAATTTAAGAAAATTAAAAACAACCCAAAGCTCAAGTGGGTGTACGACCACATTCTCATTCCTGGCTGCCGCTTTCTTATGGACGCACAGGATAATGGTGTACCCTTTGACCCACAACGCCTTCTCAAATCTCAATCATTAATGCAAAATGACATTGATGACGCTATTAGTGAATTATACGAAGTAGAAGCAGTACGAAACTTTGAAAAGGCTCAAGAAAAAGAATTCAATCCCAATAGTACAGTTCAACTACGAAGTTTGTTATTTGACTACATTGGTCTTCAACCCACAGGAAAAAAGACAGGTACAGGAGCTAATTCAACAGATGCAGAAGTACTGCAGCAACTCGGAGATCAACACGATGTTCCACGATTTATACTTAACATACGCCAGAAATCCAAAATCAAGAATACATACCTTGATAAGATTATACCCCAACTTGACCGTGATAGTAGATTGCGCACTAACTTCAATCTGCATGGTACTACTAGCGGGCGTCTTAGCAGTTCTGGGAAGTTAAACATGCAACAGCTGCCTCGCGACAATCCAATTGTTAAAGGCTGTATTCGTGCAAAAGAAGGTAACAAGATTGTTGCAATGGACTTAACTACCGCAGAGGTATATGTTGCAGCAAAGCTGGCCGAAGATGAAGCACTCATGGATGTATTTCGTAGTGGCGGAAACTTTCATAGTAGTATCGCAAAGACAGTATTCAAACTACCCTGTGAAGTAGAAGATGTTGCAGAGCTTTACGGAACTCAAAGACAAGCTGCAAAAGCAGTTACATTCGGTATTATGTATGGAGCTGGTCCTTCTAAGATCAGTCAACAAGTAACAAAAGATTCAGGGAAGTATTTTAGTGTATCAGAAGCTAAAGAAGTTATCGAAGATTATTTCGGCTCTTTTCACCGTCTTAAAAAGTGGATTGAGACAAATCAAAAATTCATTGTCCAGAATGGTTTCGTATATTCGTTTTTTGGGCGAAAAAGACGATTACCAAACGTATTATCTGAGGATGCTGGTATCCGTAGTCATTCTGTTAGGTCTGGGCTTAATTTTCTCGTTCAGTCTGCTGCTTCAGACATTAATCTTTTAGGAGCGATTGATACTCACAGAACAGTAAAGCAAAGAAAGATGAAGAGCCGTATCTTTGCTTTAGTACACGACTCAATACTGGCGGAGGTACCAGAAAATGAAGTGGAAGAATACTCAGATATTCTCAAGAAATGTACTCAAATGGATCGTGGACTTTCTATATCCGGCGCTCCTATCGGTTGCGATTTTGACGTGCATGATGATTATTCTTTAGGTAAATTCGAAAAGATGTATGGTGATTACGCATAAAACTATTGGTAAAGTAACGTTTCCAGTATTTATACTACCTTCAAGCAATTGGTATGAGAAAGATGGTCTTGTCTACATTGATAGACGAATTATAGACGATAAGAATATGCCAGGAGATACAATCGGAAAGCGCAGAATGCAAACTCCTATGAAAAATCTCATGCCGATACGAGGATCTCT